CACATACTGCCAGCGGCCGGTGAGTCGTCCCTTCTCTTGAACGACCCACCGACCTTTCGCGCGATCGAACCACACACGCATACTCCTCCCGTAACAGCTTGCAAGTCGACGCTTGAACTGTTCGATGCGAGCTTTGGTTCGACCTTGCATGTCAGCAGCGGTCCGGGTGAACCGCGAAGCGGTACGAACGGTTGCCCGTGCGTAGCGCTGGATACCAGAGTTGGGCTTCGAAGGTGGCCGCCAAGCCCTGGACAGCCAGAGCCGGCGGATCGGTGAAGGCGTCGACGAATTGCACCGTGAGCTCATCGTTGGAGCGCGGGCTGCCTGGAATCAGCAGACCTGCGGCCGTGTTCGAGTTCAGGTCGCGGTTGTCGAAGCCAACGTTCAACGAGTCGAGCGCGTCGAGCCCGATGCCACCCACCGGCTCGATCGAGTCGATCCAGATGTAGCCGATGCTGGTCTGCTTTTTCTGGACCGTGGAGACGCCCGAGAACGAGATCCGTTCGGAGCGGTGCGCTCCATTGCCGTCCCTGCCCCGCACCTCGACCGTCAAGCGCGCATCCGCGCTCGCGGCATCGGTGAAGGTCAAGCACAGCGTGCCCGGAACCATCGGCGCCCGATTGACGAGCGTCAACATCGTTCTGGTCTCGATGGCCTCGGCCAGCGCGGTCCCGGTGATCGCCTCGACGTTGTAGTCGATGTCCTCTTCGACGTGAATCCAGCTCGTGTAGTTCGTCGCTCGCACGAGCGAACCACGGCCGGCGTCCATACTCATCTGTCCCATAGTGGTAACCCCCTTTGGATCAGATGGTGTCTTCGAGGTCGGTGATCAAGAGCTGTTTGTTGCGCAGGGTGCACGCCGTGTTCCAGCGCCCTTTGATGCGCGCGTGGTATTCGTCGTGGTCCTGGAGCTGTTGCAGCATCCCGGTCCGGTCTTCCCAGTGGTAGTCCTCGAGCATGCCCACCTTGATGTGGTTCATGTCGACCGCGTAGAGCCGATTCGGGTAGCAGTCGCGGTCCGTCATCCACGGCTTGCCCTCGAAGTCGACGCCCATCCAGCCGCCCGAGAGCGTCATCGTGTTCACGAACCGACGATCGGACAGGAGCGTCTCGCCGTAGGCGTCACGCACCTCGGGGGACGACATGAGGAACGCGAACATGCTGTTGTTCTTGCGCTCCGCAGCCGTCATGCCGCGCTTGATCACCATCTCGGTCGGGGTGCGCTTGACACCCGCGTTGCTGAGGATGATCGCGCGCGCGTAGTCGTTGGCGATGTCGTCAGCGTCCACGTTCTGAAACGAGTCCACCGCGAAGCCGCCGTCGTAGTTGTCCTCGCCGTCGTAGGCCAAGGGGTTCGTGTCGGAGAAGATCCCCGCGAAGCCCATCGGCTCGCGCCGGAAGCCCGTCGAGACAACGCTGTCGTTGCCCGTGGCCACAACGTTGGTGCAGAGCCAGTCGCCCGAGACCACCGTCACGTTCGCGTCCATCGTGATCTGCGTATCGGAGTCGATCGACAAGATCGTGTTCTGGTCGCGGATCGCGTCGGTGTCGTCGCGCACGAAGGCGATGCGCATGCCAGCGTGCAGCCAGTGCGTCGCCGGCAGACCCGTCATCGTGCCCGGACTCTCCGGGATCTGCGGCAGGATCACCGGAACGGCAGTCAACGCCGTTACGTTGCTGGAGACCTGAGCGAGGCGGCCGGAGCCGTCGCTGTGGATCATGCGGTTCTTCTGACGCGCCATGTCGTCGGTGATGCCGCGGATCTCCGAGTCCATGACCGAGGCGATGAACGAGGCATCGCCGGGAGCGGCGACCTTCTCGATCAGCGCGTCGAGCTGGATGCGGCCGAAGTGGTGACGCACCGGACCCCGCCAACGCGAGTAGCGCTGTTTGTCGGGGTCGGGGATGCGACCACCCGGACCGATCGCGGAGTGGCCGGCGCTGCGACCCGTGTGGACCGCAAACACCCAGTGCTTGCCGCTGAAGGTGAGACCACCGCGCGGCAAGTAGTTGAAGAGGAAGTTCGAGTTGTTGAGCGTCTCGATGACGCCGGGCATGTAGTCCTCGCGCAAGATCTGCGAGAAGAACGATGCCGCCACGTGTCGTTGAAGTAGACGCCAGCTTGGGGTGCGACCATGGGTGAATCCTAGAGGGCTACTGCTGTGTGCCGCTGGCACGTTGCGCCGCGAAGTCGAGCAAGCGTTTTGTCATGCGGTCGACCCCGTGTCCCTGTGCGAACTCCTTGCCCGTCAGCGGAGCTGACCGCAAGCCGGGAGCCGGCATGCCCTCGTGACCTGAGAGCGGAACTGGTTGACCGTGGCGTGGCGCTTGCCTGAGTATTGCCTCTGCGCTGGCTGCGACGATGCCCTGGAACTCGATCGCAACCTCTCTGACGATGGCATCCAACGGTCGCCGCGGATCCGTGCGCCCCAGCAACGTGGCATGGCGGGCAGCGGCATCGAGCGCGCGCGGGTTGTCTTTCAGGAATGAGTATGCACCAAGCTGGGACTTCATGCTCGTTTCACGTTGCGCAGCGGCCGTTTCTTCCTGCTGGCGGGTCACGGCTTGGGAGCTCTGCTGCTGTGCCTGGCGCATGGACGCGAGTTCCGCCTTCATGGCCTCGAGCTCGGGGTTCGGCTGGGTCTGGCTCTGGCGCGGCTCGGGTTCGTCTTCCCAGCTACGCAGGCGCGGGGCCTGTTGGGCCTGGGTCTGGATCCCGAACACGTCGGCCGGGATGGGAGACCCCGTGCGCCAGTGCTGGATCAAGGCGTTCAGCTGTTGGTGGCGACGTTGATCGCCACCGATCATCCCGAGGAACTCGTCCGTGGCCGCGGCGCGCTCTTGAATGCTGGGCAGGTCATCCTCGACCTCGAGGTATTGGGTCGCCAGGCGATGGACCTGGTCAGGGGTGAGCAACTGCTGGCCGCCGTTGGCTGCCCGGTAAACGAAGGAACCGTCCGACTGTGCGTGCAGGCCGAATCCTGCGGGCTCGGGCGCGGCGGGCTGGGGCGCGGGTTGGGGCGCGGGCCGGGGAGGGGGGGTGAGCCCATACTGCGGCTCGGTCGGGTCCGGCCCCCCGCTGCCGTCGGTCTGCATGAGCGCCGCGCGCATGGCGGCCGGGCTGCCCTCGCCGGGCTCCAGCTTGAATTCAGCGGTCACGCCTTCACCGCTTTCATGCTTTCACGGACCTTGCCGCAGGCCAGGAGGATGTCCGCGACACCATCCTCTTCGGGTTCGATGCGCCGGATGTAGCGGCCGTTCGGAACGAAGCCGCCGCCAGCGAGATAGAAGGCGCGCACCTTCGTGTTACAGGACTGGCAGTAGATCTTGGTGCCGTTCCACTTGCGGCCCATCGGCTTCAGCTCGCTGAACCAGTCGAGGTCGTACAGGACATCGCCGTTGCCCGGGTGCCGCGTGAAGTAGAGCGCCGGCATTTGGCAACGGTCGCAATCGAGGTAGAAGAGCGCGGACTCGTCGCGCGCTTGCCTGAGTCGGTCCGCGTCCTCGATCTTCTTGGCCACGAGGCGCTCGCGCATGCGCACCGCGAAGTCCTGCTCGGGAGCCGGCTTCGGGTTGGCGAGGGCGATCAGCTCGTCGGGTGAGAAGTGCGTGGCTGCCTTCCGCGGGTCGGCCCCTTGGCCTGTGCCTGGATTGGTGTTCTTCATGCTGTCTGTTTGGGTTTGGCGCTGGGCGAATGCCCGACCGGACCGGGGGTCCCGGCGAGAGCGGCTTGGAGTTGGAGTTGTGCGAGCTGGGCCTCGGCGATGCGTGCCTCATAGGCACCCGCCCGTGCGTTGATCGTCTCGCGCGCCGCTTCGACGACTGTGGCCCAAGTGTCCATGCGCCGGCGAAACGAGTTGATCGCTCGCAACCGGGCCTCGGGGATGTCCCACGGATTGACCTCGGGCCGCAAGGCTGGATTCTGGACGATGCGCTGAATGATGACGCGCTCGTTCGTCTCCTCACGCAGCTCTTCCGAGAAGTCGTCGCGCACGCCCTTATAGCGCTGGGTGCGCATGACGAAGGCGCGGTCCTCGGCGCGGTCCATCGCGAGCACGCCGCGCTCGAGCATGAAGTCGAGGTCAGCCAAGCGCGAGACCTGGTCGTCCCGCTGGCCGCTCTTGCTTGTCACTCGCAGGTCATAGTTCGAACGCAGGTCAGCGCCGCGGAAGAAGAAGGCGTCGCGAGCTCCATCGTTGCCGGAGATACGCACGAGCCGCGTCTGTTGCAAGAAGTGTCCCGCGAGGCGCAGCTCGATCCGCCCAAGCTGCTGGACGCTGATGTGCTGGGCCTCGATGACTGGATCAACCATCTCTTGACTTGCTTGCAGCAAGCCCTGAATGCCGATCGAACCGCGCACCTGTCCCGGCGCCTCGCCAAGGTCGATGTCGCTGATGGCCGCGGAGCGGCGCATCTCGTCGAGACGCACCTGGAGCTGCTGATGCAAGTCCGCTGAGACCCGCGGCGGCTCGAGCTGCTGCGGGAAGCGCGAGCCGCGGTTGACCTCGAGCACGTTGTTTGGCTTGACCGTCAGGTCCTCGAGCTTCACGCCCGAGCCTTTTTCTATGATCGTGCGCGGGTTCGAGGCCAGCCGAACTTGCTCGCGGATGCGCGTCGAGTCCTCGTTGTAGGCGCGCTGGGCCTGCATCGCTTCATGCGGAACGCCGGTGCCGGCCAGGGTGCCCGGCGAAGGGAACCAGCGCCATTCGGTGAAGGGGTGAATGATCCCCGCCTCAACCAGCGGACTGTCTCCATCGTAGACAACCACGTCGCCGACGAGCTGGATCAGGCGGCCCTTCATGCCGTTGTCGGGCATGGGGACTTGCCACATCTCCTCGACCACAATCAGGTCACCGACCTCGTAGTCCGCCACCGGCGGTGAAAGGAAGCCCTCGAGGCCGCCCGTCATGCGCGCGATCATCTCGAGGTAGTACAGGCCGCCGGAACGGAACTCGTAACGCTTGGCCTTCTTGAGCTTGCTGGCAGCCTTCGGCCAACGGGCCATCGCCTGCGGCACACGCATGAGGATGCGATGGCAGACCCATTCAGCATCCAGCAAGCCGCCGTCGCGAGCGCGCATGTCCCAGTGCACCTCGAAGGGCGAGAGCACCTGCAACACGGGGGCGCCGGGCGCGATGTCCTCGAATAGACCCTGGTCGTCGAGCTCCTTCTTCCGCTCGTCATCGAGGTCGATCTCGGGCTGGCGCGAGCTAGTCTGCCGCCCGCCAACCAGCTCGAACTTCTTGCGATAGTAGATGCGTGTCGGTTCACCCGCCTTGTCGTTCCACCACGACTTTGTGAAGACGAGACCCGTGATGCATTTCCACATCTCGAGCGCCAACCGCGAGCGGCGGAGCTCCGGCGAGTGCATCCGCCATTCGAAGTAGCGTCGGCCCACGTCGGCCGCGATCTCATCCTCGATCGAGCTCGTCGCCGGCAGCACGTCGAACTCAATGTTCGTGCGCAACATGCGCGCCACGTTGCGCATGACGAGCGGCTTGATCTCATTGTGGGAGTAGGTCATCTCACCCGGAGATCGGCGCGTTGGACGGCTGCGGCCGTAGCGGTCTCGGATGTAGTCCTGCACCCCCGAGTAATACGAGACTGCATCGAGCCAGCCCTGCTCGAGCTGGAGGCGCTCGGTGCTGCGGCCGGACTCGTCTACGCGATCCCGTACAAATTGGAGGCTGTCTTTTTTCATCATCCGCTCCCGACTGGTCGGTCGTTCCAGACGTCAGTGTAGGTCTCTTCCGCCGCTTGACGTTCAGGTCCAATCGAATCCGGCAGGCTGAACTGACCGGCGATCCGAATGGTGGCGATCACCCTGGTTTGGTTCTCCACGATCGACATGAGGCGCTCTTGCTGGCCGACGACAGCCGCCATGACCCGCGACTGCATGAGCGACGCTTGGAGCCCGAACCAGCCCAGGATGGCGATCCCAAAGGCGATCAGGACCGCGATAACCCACACGGCGGCAGTCACTCGAGGACCCCCAAGATGTCGTCGTCGTGGGCGACCTCGAAGGCGTGCCCGTTGAGGATGATCTGCTCGCAGGCATAGGGCAGGTGGACGACCCAGGTCCCCGGCTTGATCTCCTTCACGTCGGGGCCGACCTCGCGCACCACGGACAGGAAGAGCTTCTCCGCTTGGCCTTCGGACTTGGGGAGGTGGATCCCTCCGGCGGTGATCTCCTGCGGCTTCACCCGCTCGAGCAAGAGGCGGTCGCCGAGGGGGCGGAAGGAGCGCGGGGCATCAGCGAGCTGCGCGCCAATGGGCTTAGTTTCGGTGTTCATCGGAGGGTTGGTATCGAGACTTGTCGGTCAGCCACGAGGCGCTCGAATTCGTCGAGCTCGTACTCTTCCTCGGTGGCCGGACCCTTGTCGGGTGGCTCTTCAAACCAGTTGAATCGGTGGGCCTCGTCACGCACGGAGATCGCGATGGCCTGAGCGACGACGGTGTCGTCGTGGGCTCGGTCGCCGTGTTGGTCGCGGTCGGGGTGATCCTCGCGGCCATTGTCTGTGTAGCGCATGCCTTGCATCTCGCGCAAGAGCTGAAGCCACGGGACGCGCTTGGCGTTGTCGATGAACCACGAGCGGAAGACGTGAAACATCGAGCGCCTGGTCGCCACGTTGGTCACCCATCCGAACTGTTCGAGCGTCGGCGAACCGATCATTTCGCGCGCCATGCGCCGATAGACGTTGGGGTACTGGAGCGGATCCAGAAGGTGAATCAAGGTCGCATAACCGTGATTGTTCTTCTCGACCGCCACGAGCGCGCGGTTGTACCAGTAGCCGAGACGGAACAGGACCTTGCCCAACTCAATGGGCGCGATCAGCGCGCGATAGGCTGCGACAATCTCGCCCGTGTCGCCGTCGATGACTGAGGCGCACGAGTAGTCGCCGCCCGTCACGCCCTCGGCCACGTCCGACCCAACGACGTAGTTCTTGCCGGGAATGGGCTTCTGCCACACGATCAACGGTCCGACGTGATCGGGCATGAGGATCGGTTCGGGATCTTCGGTGAACTTTTTCTCGAGGTCGTAGTACCCGAGCAGGGACTTCCAGTCGAGGTGCATCATCTCGCCGCGGAAGACCCAGTTGATGCGCTGCGCCTCGATCTCCTTGATTCGGTTGGCGAGCAGCTGTTGGTTGAAGACCGGCCGGCCCGTCGAGAGGAAGGCTTCCTCCGGATAGGCTGGATATTCCTGGTGGAACAGGTCGACCTGACCACCGCATTTGTTGCTAATCCACCAACGGCGCCAGGCCAGTTGATCGAGCGAGACCCGGATCTGTCCTTTGCCCGGACGGAAGAAGCGCTGCGCGAGCAGGAACGACTCCTCCCGCGGCCCGCCGAAGCGCGGGTTGTCGATGTCCTTCTAGAGCAGCCCGCGCTCGTCTTCGTCGATGCGGTAATCCCAGGAGTCGGGGCGCATGAACCACGGAATGAAGATCGGGACGTAGTCGCTGTTGCCGCGCTCGGCAGCTTTCCAGTCGACGTAGAACGCGCCGCGAGCTCCGCGAGCCGTGGACTCGATGACCTTGAGCGTGCCCGGCACGACGTGCAAGACTTGATCGAGAGCGACCAGCGTGTCTCGGTCGCGGGGCCATTCACCGACCTCGGTGAAGTGGCAGACCTGGTACGTGCCGCCACGGCCGGGGTCAGCCTTGCCCTGCGCGCTGTCGCTCGTGAGCTTGCCGCCCAGTGGCGAATCGAAGTGGATCTCGTTTTGGGAGTCCGAGCGGCTCTTGATCGGCAAGTGGATGCGCGCGCGCACCGTGGAGTGCTCGAGCTTGCCGCGGAAGGTGTCAACGAAACGGATCTGCATCTCGTAGACCTCGCTGGCGCTCTTGTCGAGCGAGCTTACGAGCTTGGCCGAGATGTTGTCGCCGCGCACCTGCGCCTCGAAGATCAAGCCCTGAATGAGGGTCGAGATGCCGAGCTGGCGAGCCTTGAGGATGATGGCCGTGATCGGCCCGAAGATGCGCCGCAGGTTCTGACGCTGCACCTTGGGGATCTCATGGAAGATCCGCCCGGTGTCTTCCTCGCGCCAGGCGTGGTGCTCGCGCCGGAACCGAATGTCGCCGGTGCTGTTGATCCAACATTCGCCGCGCCGGCCGCGCTTGATGAGCTGCGCCAACGCGAAGCGCTGGCTCTGGTTCAAAATGAAGGGCCGCATCCTGCCAGACACGTCCTTGATCCAGCAGAACGCCTCGAGGAACGCGCGCGGGGCGTGCAAGCGCTCGCGCCCGAACATGCGCCGAAACTTGTACGCCTCGACGGATTCCTCGCTGTCGGGATAGATCGCCAGCGCCTCGAGCGCGAACTCTCGCAGCTCTTCCGGTGTCGGCTTCTTCCAGTGGGCCAGCGGGTTTCTAGTCATCGCGACGCCACTTGGGCGCGTCAAGCTCCAGCGCGTGTAGCGCGTGGGCGCACGTCTCGCGGTCGTTGTCGATGATGCCGAGCAGTCGCTCGAGCTCGTTCTCGTAGTGGATGCGGCGTGGGTCGTCGGGTGGCAAGGCCAGCGCCACACCGACCCATTTGGAATCGAGGATCTTGCGTGTCGTGTGCTGGAGCTGTGCCAGCGCAATGTATTGCCGATAATCAGTCATCGTCCACACCTTCAAAGAACTCGCTCAAGAATGCGTCGGCCTGTTCGATCTGCTCCTGAATCGGAACATTGATGACCGCGCGCTTGGCCGCGTTACGGCCGGCTCGGTTCTTGGCTGACTCCGCATGCTCACGCTCGATCGCGATGAGCTCGCCCGCCGCCACCGCGCGGGCCAGTGGGTCCATGCTCGAGAGCAGGTCGAGCAACACAACCTGCACGAGGGAGCGAATCTGCTTCTCCGACAGGACATGACCTTGGTAAGCGCGGTGAAGCGCCTTCTTGATGCGCTTTTGCGTCTCGTCGAGTTGGTCTACGAAGCCACGCCGGCGGAAGAGCTCCGGACGCTGAGTGACCCACGGCGGCCGAGGGCGCTCTCTACTTGACGGGGTCTCGGCCATGCGACGTCCCCGACACGTTGCGATAGACCGCGCGCATCGTGGCCAAGCGCAGCTCCCCCGCATCGAGCAGGCTCTCGAGACGCTGGAGGTAGACCCGGCGTAGGGGGTCGTCAGATTTGGCCATCATCGCGACGAACTGCGTCTCGACGGCGACGCGGTCGAAGTCGTGCGCCGTGATGGCGTTCATCAGCGCGACCCGCTGGCGGCTCGACTGCACCTTGTCCAGTTCCGCCACAGTGAGCCCGATGTTTGCGAGCTTAGGTGAGGTCTCGTCCGTTGTAGGCATTGATTGAAGTTGTTGGGAGGTTGGAGAACACTTGAGTCTCAAATGGGCTGTTCTGGAGGCGCCCGTGCGAGCCGTATCGGAACGATCCAAAGCTCTTGCTCGCCTGGGCCATGTAAGTTCCGTAACCCATCGAGAGCGGTCCGCCGACGTAGGTGATCGAGTCCGGTCGGTTCGGGAAGCGGCCGTAGCGCCAGCTGAAGCCAGCCGGCGTCGTCCAATCGCTGGCGACAACAGTGTTCGCGTTGGGGTCCCAGATGTACTGGGACGCTGAAGCAACGGAGGATGCGTTGAACTGGAATATGTCGCGACCGGCCAGCGGCGGGCGAGCGATGACCGTCCAATTTCCAATTACGAGGTTGGCGCAACCGTTGAAGCTGAAGGGGGTCGAGTTCCAGACATCGGAAGTGACCAGGTCGAACGTGTTGTCCCTCCACTCGACGTTCTTGAATCCAGCCCAGTAGCCGGACAACAACGGGAACAGGAACGTGTAGATGCCGTCCTGGTTGCCGGACATGAGTATTCCGACAAATCCACGGTTGTTGATGTTGACGGGCACGCCGTTCACGTTCTCTTGAAGGTGTCCATTGTGGAGGTTGCCCACCATGTAGACCTCGCCGTTGTGGCCGTAGACGCTGATGTCCTTCGCGCCAGTGTCCCGGCGCCAGCCGTTGTTGGTCGTCGTGTTGTTGACGACGGCGACCAGCCCATGCCCAGGCCCGCCACCCCCGAACTCGTTGGGGCGCGCGACGATCTGGATCATCGTGCGGCCGTTGCCGCTGTTCGCGAAGCCTGGGCTATTGTTGTTGTAGAAGAGGCACAGGCCCGTCATGCGGTCGAGGTAGGCCGAATGTTCGTGGCCCTTCATCGTGCAGCCCTCGATGCGGAGGGACATGTGCGTGTTGACACGCATGCCTTGCTTGAAGTTTCCCGCGCTGATTGGTCCACCGAGCAGCGCGTCGGCCTCGTTCCAGTTGCAGTCGTAGACGTGAACCAGCCCGTGGTGGTCCTTCTGTAGCGGGTTCTCGAAGGTGCTCCCGGTGACGTCGCGCGTATCGAAGACCGGGATGAACTCGAGGTTTCGGAACTGAATGTTGTCGACCGCCATCGTGGGCCAGGCGACGTTGGTGTTCTGGTTGCCCTCCCACCCGTCGTTGGCCGAGATGTTGAAGCCGCGCACCTGCTTCGGCGATGGGCCATCCCCGATGATGATCAGGGCGCGCGCGCCCGAGATGACGTTGCCCCCCGAGCTTGGATTCCCGAGCGCGATCCACTCCTGTCCAAAGACGCTGTGCCCGGCGCCGACCCCGAGTCCAATCGGAAGGCTCGAGTTGTCTTTTACGTCCTCCATGACGCGCACGACAACCGGGACTCCCTCCTGGAACCACTTGGGATAGACAGGGTTCTTCGGACCCCACAACGCCTGGTAGTTGTTGTTGTGTCGCAGCGCCCATCCGATGGACTCGACCCCGGCCGGAATCACAATGTCGGCTCCGAAAGCAGGACCGATCCGGTAGCGGTTCTTCCAGACTCGCAAGTCGTCGGTGCCGGGCACGACGGGGCGCGGCGGGATCAGGTCCTCGATGTCAGAGTCGCCCTGGATGATGCCCACGAAGCGCGTGTTCAGGCCAAGCTCGCCGTTGGTGGTGGCCGTGAGGTTGACGATGAAGCGCTTCTGGTTGCCGACCGTGCTGCTGGCGGGAACTGTGATGTTCTGGAAGGCGTAGCGGCTGCCGCCGGCGCTGGCG